AAACTAGTATCTTCGTTGTCTGTGAGTTGTTTCTTGGTGAGTTTAAGTTGAATTTTTAATCTATCTGCACCTGGTGCAGCATAGTTAGTAAAACCTTTTGCATTATCATTTATACTTGGATCTTGATCCGAATTTACAATTTCTTCAATAATATCAAATCCAACCCTAAAGGATGGTTCATTAGCATAAGGATCAAGAACAATTTGTGAGTTGGGAACGTCAACAAAAGTTCCTCTAATAAAATATACACCTTCTGCCACACCAACGGCATAACCAGTGTTGGTTGCATTTACGGAATTGATTGTAAATACTGTATCTCCAGAAACAATAGATGTGTTTCCATATGTAATATTTTCTTGAAGAATCAGTACTTCACCATCTTCAAATTCAACACTCGTACCATCAACGCCACCATCTTGATACTTGACGAATAAAGTAATCTCTTCAACACCTTCTTCGGGAGGTAACAGATATCCCTTGATTGTTCCAACAATCTCAGAATTTTCACCCTTTACCTTAGTTCCTTTACCATTATTTGCATTTACAATGGCATCCAGGTAGACTGTAACGTCAATTCCCAAATGATCACCATTTACTTTAACGGTTGTGAAGGCATTGTCACAAGTAATTCCTCCAGGAATTACCATAGAACCTTCTTTGAACATATGACTGCCAAAGGATTCTATCTGATTCTGCAGAATAGACTGAAGACCTGTTAATTCTCTAGCTTGAACTGGAAATCCAGGCTTAAACAGAACTTTGTAGAAATTATCTGCCTTATCAAAATCATCATAATAAGGACTTACGTTTAAATTCGTCTTTTGGGGCATTTTTTAAAATTCCAGTATAATTTTGAGGTCTTCTTTTTGGCGTGCATTTCTAGCAATGCTAGCTCTGTTGTCAAGATAAATTAATTCTCCTGACCCTTTATTTATTTCAGGAACTGCCATGCCACTGGTGAAGTCAACACCAAGATTAATCAACTTTGTTCCTGTTGGATTTGTTGTGATTCCAGCAAAGGCAGTGTCAATTGCAGCAGAAAAATTAGATGAGTTTCCACTAATTACATTTGATGAAGATTCAAAATCATATGGTCTACCATTTGTAGATATACCAGCATAGTCTCTCTGATTAAAAACTGTCTGATTATAAAACAGGGATCTATCTCTAAAATATTTTAGAACCTTTGTTTCAATATCATACGATGCAACATATCCAAATGCTTTTCCAGTTCCGTTAGCAACAATCTGCTCAATTTTCTCCCCAACCTTAGGAGTTCCAGTAATTGTGGAGAACTTAAAAGAACTTAATCCAGAGAATGTATTTTCTTGATATACATCACTAGTTCCAACTTTTGTTGGATTCTTTACGATACCAACCTGTGCAAAACTTGTGTCTACTGGAAAATCTTTTGTAGAATCATCAAATCTTGCATAAACTAAAACTTTATCAGTGCCCAGTTCAGTATAAACATCAAATCCGTGACCCTTTGATGGGGGAATTACAGGAATCAAATGGGCAGGAGTACCAGTGCTATTTGAGTTGATTGATCCCAAATCAACCAGTGCATAACTGTAGTCTTTCCCGCCAGAGGTGACCACAGTGTTTGTAATTTCTCCACCTTCAACATCAACTCTAACTTTTCCTCCGGTACCGTCACCAATAATATCAAATTCTTGCCCTAAACCATTTGCGTAGTTTTTACCTGCCGCTTCAATATAAACGGTCTTGATTTGATTTTCGTTGACACTTGAGTCTGCAGATTCTCTGATAGATCTTATTTGAGATTCTGTACTAGTTTGCCAATCATTAGGTACAGTAAGATATTCTGTAGAATCAAATTTAATAATATCACTTGGAGGAATGGTGAACAAATATTTCCAAATATACCCATCACCACTGTCACCTGCTCTAGTTGGTTCTAGATCTGTGAATTTTGGTTGATCTTGGGATACATTTCCTTTTGGATTGCTACCACTAGATCCATTTTCAATACAGATATAAACTCTGTAATCCTCGTTCATTACATAATAATTTGCATCATATAATCTAGATGCATTTGTAATAGGTGCTGGACTGGTGATGCTATAATCATCACGATACATTTCGTATCTACTTCCAGCAACCCAATCAATCCTTCTAACTAATCTTCTTACATTGGCAGAAGTTACCTTCTTACCATATAAGACGACATCACCTGCGTGATTATTATATGCAACACTATCAATGGGAGATGGTGGATTGGTATTCCAAGCAACTGTCCTACCATAACCAACAGTAGTTGGGTTGGGTAGACCAACTGTAATATAGTAAGAGTTACTCGTGGATTCCACAGAATCCACAAAGTTACTGGCATTCAAAATTCTAAATTGATCAGTAACAATTGCTGACATCGTTATCGTTTTTTATATATTTATAGGAGATTATTGAATGTAGAATGGCAGAGTGTTATCTGCTTCAAGACTTGTACCATCAGCGCGTGGTTTCTTAGAGCGTATCGCTCCAGTCTTACCCTCACCAAAGTTTCCTCTTCTTTGAATAGTTGGGAAAGTTGACAATCCTGCATCAACAGTCAAACCAGTGACTCCAATAGAAATTCCATTGGTTCTATTGTCGTAGTTATATATTCTACCCCAAGAAAGTTTTCCAAGAGAAGTTGTCAATCCTGCCTGAAGATCATCAAAAGTTCCACTTTCAAGGATTCCAATCACAGGACTACCCGAATCAACGTTACAAATAATCTCTGCGTTTGACGCGAGACTTGTTATGGAGTTGACCACGTAAACATTATCCAGGAATGTTGTGCCGATACCAACAACTGCAGAATCGCTACTATTTACAGAAGTGACTCCATTACCAACGGTAGTGTCATAGATCATAATTGGATATCCTGCTTGCAGATCCAATGCATCAGAAGCAACGTTCGCTTCGCCATTTTCACCATAGTCCTTCATTGCACGGAAGTTGAACTTCAGAGCAAGTGGATGACCACCAGTACCTGTTGTTGTACTAATTCCAGTAATAATTCCACTGAAACCTTGAACATTCTGAACGGTGTTAATAGTTTCGTACAGAGGTGTAGGAAGTTCTGCAATGATTCTTGGTGGATTTGTATTTGTATATCCGAATCCAGGATTCGTAATCGTAACTGCGGATACTTGACCATTTGAAATGGTTGCAGTTGCAGTTGCAGTAGTACCAACACCAACACCAATTGACTTGGGTGCAGAGAACTTAATATCAATAGTAGAAGTTGTGTATCCAAATCCAACATTGTCAATGGTTACTGCAGAAACAGTACCTGCAATCGAAACTGTCGAAGTAAATGCTGCAGAAACTGGTTCATTTGAAGTCTCCATCATAAATGCATCGAATGTAAATGTATTTTGATTGAGATCCAAAATAATTTCATCATAATCAAAGAATTGTGCATTATCTACAAAGATCTCACTCGAAGTTGGAGTAACATCACCAATAATTCTTGCAGTTGGGAAGACCTTGGTTTCTAAAACAGGTCTTACCTTACTAACAATGTCACCCTTTACATAAATGTCTTTCTTCTGCTTAATCCAATCAAAAGGTCTGAAGTTAGTATCATCAACTCCTGGACCACTGTAAATATTAGTTTCAATAATATCAGATCCTGTGATTTCAGTGATTGCTCTATCATTAATTTGTTTTTCAGTTGATGAGATCAGTGGTTGTCTCAACATTCTTACATCATCACCAATCTTCAGTGTTTCTGTAGTTTCTACCTGCAGAACATCAATACCATCTTGACCAATATAGAAGAAGATATCAACTTTATCATTTACCTTTGGTGCTTCCATAAACATGAATGAAGTTCCACCAGTAAACTGATATGCATAACCAGGAGTCTGCAATACACCATTGACAAAAATAACAAGAACAGAATCAAGATCAATATTTGCAGAAAGCGGATTATTTGGATCTAATTCAAAACTTAAGAGTTCACCATTATAGTAAAGTGGGAATCTCTTTCTATTGCCATCTTGATAACCAAAGATGCTATCAATGTAATCCATTTCACCGAAAGACCAAGAAGAGAATCTATCAGTGAATGTTTCAACAACTTCGAGTTGGAAAGGTGCCAATGGTTGTGTGTAGTCTTTTGCTGTTACAAGACCGACAACTTCAAGAACATCACCAGGTTTGAATCCATATCCAGATCTAGCAACTTTGAAGTCACTTACATTAAATTGTGCTCCAGGTGCTGGAGTTCTTGTTGGAGTTGTCTGAATAGCAGGATCAACTGCATTAGTAACAATACCAACCAGAGTATGAATTGCAGATGCAACATTTGCACATTGTGCTGGACTTGTTGTAGAAGAAAGTCTATAAACAACAGCACCAGAAGAAGCACTTACAAATGTATGTGTATA